CCGCTTGTGTCGGAATTTGTGCATTGGTTGACAGATAGTTGGCGCTAAAGTCAAACCCCCACTTCATGGTCACAAATTGGTTTGTGCCGCCAATCACGACCACCTTTAGTCGCTTGAGTATTGAGGTTACATTGGCGTTGCCTAAGTCAGCATGATTGGTGTAGTACAGCAGCCGATATGCCGAAGTGTCATCTTGTGAGCCGGTGTACTTGGCGACATAGCTTGTCTTGCCCAACAGCAGATCGCCATTGCGCCTAGAGAGCAGTGCTGATGGCTCAATAGAGTCCCAAGTGGTGACTCTGAACGATCCATCTTGTAATTGCCCACGGGTGTCAAAGCAAAACACAGATTTTGAAAACGGCAGCGTTATCAAATAGAACGCTTCCGACTCCGAATAGACAGATTTAATGTTGGCTAGCGTTTCGCCAGCAACGATGCCCATAAAGTCACTACGCACATTCTTGGATAGATCGCCAATCGGCGCAGACTTCTCCGTAATTGTCCGTGCAAACGAGCGCACGCCTGAGTTGGACAAGAACAATACATCCTTGCCGGTAGTCTGGATAGAGTCGCGGGCAATGCAGCCAATGCCGCCCACTGTGTCGGCTAGCGACATGGTGGCTGGCGTGGTGGCGTTGGCGTAGACCAGAATCTGGCGTTTGCCGAAAATGATCAGAAAGCCGTTGTGCGCTGCTAACCCCTGCACCTCGTCCGCGCCTTGAGGCCAGACGCGATCAACATTCAGTGAGCCTGCTGTGCCGGTTGACCATACTTGGCCAGCCAAGAGGTCTGAAAAATACACCGTGTTCTTGATTGTGGAGGTGTTAGCCACCCACAGACGCCCAAACGCTGCCAAAACGATGTTTCCTGATGGCACTGTTCCAACATAGCCAGACTTCTCAGTCACCCGCCGATAGGTCGTGGTGCTGACATCTGGGTCAAAGATCAGCGGGTCATGGCCGGTCTGAAAGAAATAAGTGATGCCGTTGAGCGATGCACAAGACCAGTTACTGGCTGTGATAGTGGGGGCTGTGCCGCCCCCGCCATAGGTCAATTCGCTCACGGCGTTGCCACCATCTAACTTGAACAGCTTGTTGTTGCCAGCAAAGAGGATTGTCAGCGTACCGTCAGACTGCACCAACTCATGAATAACACCGGGCGCATTCGCACCCAAAGCACCCGCAGATGAGTTAACCCGCGCCCAGCCCTTGCGTGAACCGATTCGTCCAAACTGGTCAATCACGCAGTTAGTGGCGACCAAGGCAAAACCAGACGCCAAGTCCAAAGGCGAGTCTTGCGTATTCAGCCCAAAAAAACCTGGGGCTGCAATACTGGCGGTCTGTAGAGCTTGGCTCATACCGCTAAAAATTCTTGGTTCTCTGGGTAGCGTGTGCCTTCCAGTGCAATTTGGTCAGCCAGCATACCTCTGTAAAGCTGATACGCCTCAGACGAGCTAAGACCGCCGTCCTCACCGCGCTCTACCAGCGCTCGGGCGTAAGCGTTTTGCACCACCAGAAAGTCAGGGACAAGCACAGATGTGCCGTCGGAAGCCAATGTAGCTTGGGGTACTGTCACTGAAAATGGGACGTTGTAGACCCCATCAGGACGGGGGAACAGCACCACCTTGGTGTCGCCGTTGCCGTCTATACCATCAAAAGAATAATATTGAGGAAGCCCGTTGGTAGTGGGCACAAGGTTTTGATAGCGGTTCATCTCCACAAAACTGATGTTTTGCAGCCCTATGTTTGATGTGGTGTTAATTGCGTCTTGAACTTGGAACTTTTGACCAGCACCCGTCATGGAGTACTGATAGGTTGCGGCCACCGTGGTGATGGTAACGGTTGTGCCCAGCACGTTCCAGCTAAAAGCGTCCTCGATCTGGCGCTTGGCATCGTTGACAAACAGGCCAATCAAAGACGAATAACTTGTCTCATTGTTGGTCGATACTTGCGTCTCGCGCAAACGGATCAACACGTTGTTGATAAGTTGTAGGTAGGTCATTGGCGTGTCAATCCGATTTGTTCAAAGGTTGCGATGATCGCAAATGCACTTGCGGCCTCCGGTGTAACGCGCAGTTGATCACCTTCTTCAAAAACGACATAGGCGTTGTCGAATTGCGTGTACGCCTTGGAGGTGTACGTCACTGCCGTCAAGATGTCGATGGTGGTGGCCGCGCTTGCGTCATACCATTGCACCGTCAAATGCTTGGTGCTGCCCCCTGTGTTGTGAACATACAACAGATTGAACAGCGCGTAGTAACCCGTCGGCACGGTGTAAACCGTGGTTGTTACACCTGCGGTTGGGTTAATGCCGACTGATACAGGTCTCATTTCTTGTTCCTTGCGCTGATTGCCTTGGCCTTGGATTTAGCATTTACTTTGGACGATGCGCCCCAAGCCTTCAGAGACAAGAGCAAGCGAGTAGGTTCGCCATCCTTGTATTCAGGCCCGGGCATATTGCCCATGCGTGCTAAAAAGGAGGCCCGTCTAGGGTTGTCGCCTGACTTCACTGGGGCTTTGAGATCGCCACCAGTCGCTGCATTATAAGACGAACGACCCTTGGCATTCAAGCCCCCAGTCTTGGCTTGGCCTTCTTTTCGTTGCCATGCTGGTGTTTTCATCTGTATCCCGCTGTCTTTTTAGCAATCGCCTTGGGCTGCTTGACAAATTGCTTACCGGCTTTCGTTCCTGCACGCTTGGCTTTGGTAGTCGCTGCGTACTCGGCAGGCGTCAACGCTTTGATCGCAGCATCAGGCAAATAACGCTCACCCGTCTTAGATGAGGGTTTACCCGACTTGGTGCGCCATTTCTGGTCGCCCCAATCTTTCAGTGATTGCTGCGTTGCTTTCATTTATACCCCCCACCTTTGGCCTTGTACTCTTTTGCAAGAAGTTGCGCTTTTCTGGCTGACCATTCGCCAGCGCCTGTGCCTTGCACAGACCTAGCCTTGATTGACTCAAACAAAGCCTTCCGCATGGTGGGCTTTGTATAGACCGCCGCTTGGTTGACTTTGCTTTTCATTTCTTCTTCACCTTAGCCTGCGACAGCGCAATAGCCACTGCCTGTTTGGGATTCTTGACTACCTTTTTGTTAGAAGTCAATTCACCGGCCTTGAATTCGCGCATGACCTTGCTAATTTTCTTCTCGGCCTTGGTTTTCATATCAACTCAGTCACAGAAAATGTAGACGTAGTAATCCCAGCATCTTTGATGACAGCAATCTTTTGACCAGGGCTGACCCGAATAATCTCAGAAAAGTTATTAGGCATCATGGGCGATGTCGTAATGCTGGCCGTTGGGTTTGTGCCGACTTGGAAATGGCAATGCCCTTGTGAGCAAGACAGCCGAACCATCGTAGTAGACGCGCCAAAGGCCGTCGATTGAACGCTAGAAGCGGTAACAGTAAACACCTGCGTTACCCCCAAACTGGGGACGCCAAGCGCCACTTGGTTGGGGTCAAGTTGGAAGGTAGACATTACTTACCTCGTTTGGCTTTGGTCGCCATGTTGGTGGCAGTGCGCTGTCCACGCTTAGGCAGTGGCTTTGGCTTTCCAACGGCAACCATGATAGCCACAGGCATGGCTTTTTTGCCGGACATTTTTGGTGCTTTACCGTACATGATCTAATCCTTAGTTATTGGCCCACCAGACTTCCAAGCATCACAAGTACGGGCCGCTGCACAAGTGAATTGAAACAGATCGCAGTAGCCCAAATCAGCAGCAGCTACGAACTGTTCATCGTAAGATAACTCGCCTTCGTTCTCGTCCTTCTCAAGCCCACCAACGATGCACTCCATCATCTTGGGTGTTTGAACAAAAGCAGCGCAATTGCCGCAAAGCATTCCTTTAATGGAAGCCGTTGGCGCGTTGTACATCTTGGCTTTTTTTAGCCAAAATACTTCGTTGGGTTCATCTGGGTTTGGTGGCCCATAGCCAAATTCTTTGAACGCATTATTGCGGTTCTTCAAATTTATAGCCACATCTTGCGTGGCTACAGGACATGAAACACCAGATAAAAGACCGGTTTTCATGTTGTTGTTACTACTTTACGAGGCCGACCCATACGCTTGGGTGGGGCTAGCATAGGCAAAGGTTTGCTTTCAGGCTCAACTTGCTCGTCCAGACGCACATAGCCCTGATGACCGCGCATCGAGTCGATGTCTACCGGCTGTGTAAAAGTCACAGTGTTGCCAGACTGCAAACAACGAAATGTTGCCATGATTATCCTAAAAAAGGAGGGCCGAAGCCCCCCGTTTAAACGATGCGAGCAATGACCAATCTAATAGTCGTTGCCGCCAAGTCCACCGCAGCGCCAGTAGTGTTGGTCGTTGCGATTGTGACAGTGTTAGCAGCGGAAACATAGGCACGGCGAACAAGCCCTGCCTCGCTAACTCCAGCAGACAAGCCGATTACCATATCGCCTAAGACAACGCCGGGGACAGTTACGGTGTCAGTTCCAGCGGCTTGATCCGCTACGGAAGCCGAGTCTAAGGTGCACTTGACAACCCATGTGTCATTAAAGACGCCACGGAATTGGTCGTTGCCCTGTCGAGCAGTAATTGCGGTTGCAGCAGCCATTTTCTAACTCCTTAAAAGTAATGCCCCCCATTGCTGGGGGGAGTGGGGGTTAGGCTGGCACGAGCAGAGCAAACAACGATGCAGACTTAGCCGCACCGACAGACGCTGCGTTACGCAAACCAGCAACACCGTAAAGGGTGTCGGAGGTGAACAGCGTAGACAGGTAATCCTGCTTGTACTGAATCTGCGAACGGATGCCGATTTGCTCAACCAAAACCATCGAGTCCTTGTGACCCATCAAGCACACCCGTGCGCCAGCGCTGCCAGAGGCAGTGTCAGCGTTGGAGGTAGTGAAGACAGGGATGCCGTACAGGTTGCCGATTTCGCCATTGCGGATCGCATTGCCATTACCCACGAAGGCTTGTTCCGTATAACGGGCAAGACCCATCAGCGTGTTACGGCTTGATGGTGGGATGACAAAGAAGCGGTTATCCATAGCAGTGTCGTTGTCGTCAAGACGCTGAATAGTGCGGCGGATAGCAGCATCGGTCAAAGCTGACTCGTTGTTGCTTGCGGCAACATAAGCAGTCGTACCATCACCACCAATGAACGCACCAGTTGCGTAGGCATTAGTGCCAGCGCCACCGTTGGACGAGCGACCCAAGTTGATCAGGTCAGAGTCCACTGCACGGCTCAATGCGTAACCAGCGTCAGCAGTGTAGAACTGGCGCATAGATGCCAATGCTTGTGCTTCGGTGATGTCCTCAATGAAACGGCTGTACTCAAAGTGGCGGTTGATGCTCACTTGCACTTCAGACTCGGTATCAGCAATCAAAGTGACGGCTGTAGACGCGGCCTTCAGTGTAGCGACACCGCGGGTAGGTGCGGGAATGTGAATCACATCGCCTTTTTTACCCTTGAAATTCATCTT